CGGGTCGGCCGCGCACGCTCCGACGTCGCCGCCGGCGTGGTCGACCACGGCAAGCCCGGCGAGGTAACGCTCAAGTTCAAGCTCAAGCAGATCGGCCAGAGCAACCAGGTCACCGTCAGCCACACGCTGGACTTCGTGCAACCCACCAAGCGCGGCAAGAAGCGCGAGGACACCTCCCTCGACACGCCCATGTACGTCACCGAGAACGGTCTTGAGCTGTTCCAGACCAGCCCGACCGACCAGATGTTCACCCGCGAGGAAGCGCCGGTTAAAGCCCGCGAAGTCTGAGCCGCATCACCAAGCCCCACTCACCAAAAGGAAGACACAGCATGTCGCTGAGCAAAGAAGCCATCCAACACATCGAGTCCCAGGCCATCATCGCCGCCGCCAAGCCTATCGTCATCGACGGCGGCACGTCCGTGGCCGTGCTGCCGGAAGCTGTCAGCCTGCGCAGCCTCGAGCAGTACCAGCCCCTGCGCGATCGCTTCCGCGGAACACTGCGCACTCATTCGCTGCGCGACTTCACCAAGTACGTCGCCGCCCATGACAACGCCAACCAACCCCGCCCGGGTGGTTTCATCGATCAGGACGCCATGTCCGCCACCGTCATCTTCAACCTGGGCGAGCCCGACCACGCCGGCCACGGCGATGACGTAGCCGTGCTCACCCTCAAGCCCACCGCCGCCTATTCCGCGCTGCAAGGCGTCGTCGGCCGGGCGCTCAGCCAGAAGGAACTCGCCGAATGGCTGGAGGACTGGCTGCCCAACCTCGAGGCGCAAGACGGCGAGACGACCCTGCAGATGCTGCAGGCCATCAACGCCGTGCGCCGCATGGTCATCAAGGCCACCAGCCAGCGCGACAGCAACGTCGGCGACTTCTCCGCCAGCCGCTCGGCCATGGACGAGATCGAGGCCAAGAGCCAGGACACCCTGCCCTCCGCCTTCATCTTCACCACCGTGCCGTTCGAAGGGCTGGACGTGGCAGATATCAAGCTGCGCCTGTCCGTCATCACCGGCCGCGACGAGCCACTCCTGAAACTCCGGTGGGTCGGGGAGGAAGCCCAGCGCGAAGCCTTCGCCCAGGAATTCAAGGACGTGCTCGAGCAGGAAGTAGGCGGTCTGGTGCCGCTCACCATCGGCACCTTCTCCCTCGGTAAATAACCACCACCAACAACCTGCCGGCCTCACCAGCCGGCGGGCTCAAACGGGACACAGCACATGAACTTCACCACCATTCAGATCATCGCCTTCATCGGCGTAGTCGCAGGCATGGCCATCGTGTTCGGCCTCGGCTTCTATGAAGGCCTGCGTAAGGGCAAGCGCGAAGCCTTCGACATCGGCTACCAGCGCGGCCTGCACGCCCACCGCTATGAACTCACGCAGGCCCGCCGCGACATCGAGTCGGCCAAGCACAGCCTCACCATCAGCCGACTCAACGCCGCCCAGGCACTCGAAGCCACTACCGTTGAGCTGGACGATTGCCGCGCCAAGCTCGCCAACCTGCAAACCCGCGTCATCACCGAAGACGACGCCAACCAGCTCGTGGCCATGGCCGACAAACTCAGCCTGGCAGCCAACGTCTTCGCAGGCATGGGCTCGCACGACCAGGCCACCACCGCCCGCAAGCTCTCCACCAGCGCCCGCGCCCTGTTCGACCGCTACTGGCAAACCCTGCCGGTGATGGAAGTGGAGGTGATGGCATGAGCCAGTCGACCGTATGCCTGCGCGGGCGCCGCGCTGTGCCCCTGCAGAACATCATCGCCACCAGTGGCGAGTCCTTCATCTGCGTTGGCTACAACCACCCCAAAGACCGCCGCGTTCCGCAGGATCGCTTCTGCCACTGCTGGAAGAACGACTCGGTAGACGAGCACAGCCACTGGGACCGCCGCGACATCACCGACACCATGTCAGTGATGGCTACGGCGCTGAGCATCGACGCCAACATCATGGCCTCGGAGAAAATGACCGAAGCCCAGATGAACAAGGCTGACCTCACCGCCCAGCAACCCGAGGAAGACCTGCCACCAGACCCCGCCGTTGCCGCCATCGCCTACGCGCTGGACCTGCGCACCGAGGAACCGATGGAGTTCCTGCGGCTCTGGAACCAGGGCGACTTCGACGAATGCCGCAAGTACTGGCCAGACGCCCCGGACGAGGTCTACATCGGCGCCGATCCGCTGTTCGAGCCGGCAGCGCAGGAGGTCCAGCCATGACCTGGATACTCACCCGCTCCGGCCGCCGCTTCGACCTGCTCGCACCCAAGGCCGACCAGGTCTGCACGCTGGACATCGCCCACGCCCTGTCACAGCTCTGCCGCTTCAACGGCCACACCAGCCGGCACTACTCGGTCGCGCAGCACAGCCTGCTGGTGGCCAGCATCGTCCCGGCCGAACACCAGCTCGCCGCCCTGCTCCACGACGCCACTGAGGCCTACGTCGGCGACATGGTGCGGCCGCTCAAGCTCGGCATGCGCGAGTTCTATGAAGCGCAAAGCCTGGTTTCGCTGTACGACGAGGTCGAGCGAAAGGTCTGGCTGGCCATCTGCGAACACTTCCACCTCGACCCCGAACTGCCAGCCTGCGTGCACGAGGCGGACATGATCGCCCTCGCCACCGAGCGCGCCCAGCTCATGCCGGAACACGCCGGCGAATGGGAATGCCTTGCCGGCGTCACCCCGCTCGCCAAGCCGCTGGAGAACTGGACACCCGCCCAGGCATTTCTGCACTACCACAACCGCCTGCTTGAGCTGATGCAGTCCACCCACCGCGCCCGCGCTCACTCCACCTGGGAGCGCGTCGACGCCGAACACACCGGTGCCGTTGCGCCGCAGTGCATGTGAGGGATCAGCATGTCTATAGAACTTGCCAGAGCAGTCTCAGACCGTCGGAAGCTTGCCTGTCCCAGCATTATGGCTCGGCCGAACGGCCTCCGAATCATCATTCAGACCCAAGCGGCCATTGATATAGCGATAAGCCCAGTTCAGCGCCTCGGCATGGGCAACAACCTCGTCCGTGTACCACTGCAAGCAGCAAAACTCTTCAGGGTTGTCGTCGCTCAGGCCGGCGGGAAAGCGAAGGCTATACGACCAGCTCTCCGCGCCCCCATCCTGCATCTGCACGTGAAAAGTAATCTCGAAGCTGACGCCTTTGTAGCTGGACGTCATGGGAATCGAAGCTTGGCTCATGTCCGTAGCCTGGAATCGGCGAGTGTAGGCATTAGTCCCCTCGGAAGTGACAACGTTCTGCCGCAACTCCAGGCAGGTGGCTTCCATGAATAATCTCTACCGCCTTCACCCGCAGCCGGCGTTCAACTTCAACGGGCTGGTCATCGACAACTTCGCCGGGGGCGGCGGTGCCTCCACGGGCATCGAGCTTGGCCTTGGTCGCCCAGTCGACATCGCCATCAACCACGACCCCGAAGCCGTGGCCATGCACGACATCAACCACCCGCACACCAAGCACTTCTGCGAATCGGTTTGGGAGGTCGACCCACGCGTTGTCGTCGACGGTCGCCCGGTCGATCTGTGCTGGTTCAGCCCGGACTGCAAACACTTCAGCAAGGCCAAGGGCGGCGCCCCGGTGAAGAAGGAGATCCGTGGCCTCGCCTGGGTCGCCATCCGCTACGCCGCCACGGTCAAGCCGAAGGTCATCATGCTGGAGAACGTTGAAGAGTTCGTTACGTGGGGGCCGCTGGCCACCGACGGCCGCCCCTGCCCGAAGAACAAGGGCCGCACCTTTACCAGCTTCGTCAACGCACTGCGCCGCCTCGGCTACGTCGTCGACTGGCGCGAGCTCCGCGCCTGCGACTACGGCGCCCCGACCATCCGCAAGCGCCTGTTCCTCATCGCGCGTTGCGACGGCCAGCCGATCGTCTGGCCCGAGCCCACTCACGGCGACCCGGCGAGCGAAGCGGTCAAGGCCAAGCGCTTGAAGCCATGGCGCACCGCCGCAGAGATCATCGATTGGTCACTGCCCTGCCCGTCGATCTTCACCCGCAAGAAGCCACTGGCCGAGAACACCCTGCGCCGCATCGCACGGGGCATTCAGCGCTACGTGATCGAATCGAACCAGCCCTTCGTTGTTCAGGGCATGGCACCTTTCATCACGGAGCACGCCAACGGCAGCACCCAGCGCAACATGCCGGCCGATGCACCGCTGCGCACCATCTGCGCCCAGGTAAAAGGCGGGCACTTCGCGCTGGTAGCTCCGGTGATCACCAAGTTCCGGTCGAACGATCGAGGCTCATCGGTCGAAGCGCCGCTGGCAACTGTCACCGCGAACAGCTTCATCAAGAAGCCGGGCGGCGCAGCTCCGATCGGCCTCGTCGCCGCCTTCCTCGCCAAACACTACGGCGGCAACTACACCGGCCCGGGCAGCAGCCTGGAATGCCCGCTGCCAACCGCGACCACCGTCGACCACAACGCACTGGTGACCAGCCACCTGGTTAAGCTACGCAACAACTGCATCGGCCAGGACCTGCGCGAGCCAATCCACACACTCACCACCGGCGGCCACATGGGCGAAGTGCGCGCCTTCCTGCTCAAGTACTACGGCACTGGGGACGGCCAGCCCCTACAGGAACCGCTGCACACCGTCACCACCAAGGACCGCCACGCACTGGTGATGATCAAGGGCGAGCCTTACGAGATCGTCGACATCGGCATGCGCATGCTCGAGCCGCACGAACTGTTCGCCGCTCAGGGCTTCCCCGCCGACTACATCCACGACCGCACCGCCGGCGGCAAGAAGCTCAGCAAGGCCGCTCAGGTGCGTATGTGCGGCAACAGCGTCTGCCCACCGGTAGCCGCCGCCCTCGTCCGCGCCAACCTCAGCGCGCAGCAGCTCGGGGAGGATGCGGCATGAGCAACACACTCAAAGCATGCCACTGCGGGTACAACGGCGCCCTGGCTGGGATGCAACACCAAGGCATCTTCTACTCGCTGACTTGCCCAGACTGCCACCGCTCGGTCGAGGCGTTCACGCTGGAAGGGCTGGCAGAAGCCTGGAACAAACCCGCCGACGCAAATGCGGAGCAGCTCGAAACGGAAGGTGCCGCATGACCTACTCCATCTTCTTCACCACCGAAATGCCCAACGACATCGCCCAGGTCAGCGGGCGCCTACCACGCAAGCCGCAGCGCTGGACAATGGAATGGTTGGTCAAGACGCCGGACGGCAAAACCCACGTCGACAACTCCCGCACCATCCAGCGCGCCACCTATGAGGAGGTGAACGCGATCATGGGCGCCATCATCGACGACATCAAAGCCGAGATCGGCGAGCTGGCCACGTTCATCAGCTACCGCCTGACCTGCCATGGCGGCACCAAGAAGCATCGCAAGGGAGGGAAACGCCGTGGTCGCGCTTGAGGGTTACCTGCGCGAGGAGCAGGTGCTGGAGGTTACAACCCTGTCCCACGCCACGCTCTGGCGCGAGATCAAGGCCGGGCGCTTCCCGAAACAGGTCCGGCTTTCGCCGGGCCGCGTCGGGTGGCGGGCATCCGACCTGCGCCTTTGGCTGGAGGATCCCGCGGGGTGGCATCTCGGGAACCAGCACCAAGCCGCCTAACGGCAACCGCCTGTTATCGAAAAAAAGATAATCTTTACCTTCCGATGCGTTGACAAGCGTAGCCGCGGTGCGGATATGCTAGCCGGCACGGTAACTCGAAGGTTTCGATTGCTTGGATTCGATCGTTTCTCTAGAATTCGGCACCGGTTTTTTTGAGCAGGATGGTGCATTGGACGCTGAAGCCAATCTGGGCGCTGACCACGAAGATGTTGAGCAACTGCCAAAGCTCAAACTGGAATTGCAGGATGTGATTTCGGCTGAAACGGTGAACCCCATCATCGAGGTCCTTCGAAAGGCGAATGATGGCGATCTGATCGAAATCCACCTCCGCCATAACGCAGGCGGGAATGTTGATCGGATGGTAGCGCTGATTGAGGCGCTGAACTCTACGGCAGCTCAGGTAGAGATTACGTTTAGCCGCTATGTGATGAGTGCCGCCGCCACGATTTGGCTATGGTTCTTCATGAGAGAGACAAACCGGGTGAAATCGCTATTCCCAAAAAAGAAGGGAGTTGTGATGTACCACCGGCCACGCAGGCAGAGAGGAGGTTATCTTTGTTTCTGCGATGAGATGGCGGCGGATCACCCGCTGCGCGAGCCTCTGCAAGAGAAGATGCGGATGTTCGATGAGCTGTTCGAAGAAGTCTTCGACCTAATGTGCCGAAACAGCGCGCTGCAGGAGAGTCAACCTGAATTAAAAGCTGAGCTTCATAGCGAAGAAGATCAGCTAATGTACAAGCATAGCCTGCACAGAATGCGGGACGCTTACTACGGGAACCAAGACTGCCTGATTCCCGTCTAAATGGTGAGAGTATCAATGGAGTGGGGAATAGGCGTATGACTTTTAGATCACTGCGTCATATAGAGCCGTTAACTGATGCCCAGCGTCAGGAGAATGCCGAAAAAACTCGCAAATCGCTTGAATCGTACAAGCGAGCTGCGCGCGATATTCAAGAGATTTGCGCGAGCAGAGGCATGGACGAGCCGGTAATCGTCGCTAAGACAGCCTGAGAAAACGAAAAGCCCCGCATGCGGGGCTTTTCTTTGCCTATTCAACGATTCCTGCCACATCTACAAGCCAGGTAGCCCAATCCTCGAGGCCCTGGCTTTTTTCTTTCAGGTAGTCGTACCGGTCATAGTGCTTCGACGAAACATCGCTGAAGGCATGCCCCTGGATGCGATCGCGAAGTTCCTTGCTGATCCCCGCCACACCCATCAGCGTTTTGCAGGTCCGCCGCAGGTCGCGCAGCGTGAATGGCGTCTTGAACGTGTCCGGGTGCCGCGCGCATAGCTTCGTCACTGCCCGCGACACGGACTGAACGTTGATCGAATTGTTCTTGTACCGGCCCATGAACGGAAAGGCCTCTTCGCCGGAGACCGGTTTCAGCCGCTCCAGGCATGCGCGGCTCAGGCCGTTGAACGGCACCACATGAATCTCCCGCTCGCCTTCTACGCCCTTCTTGCTGCGGATCATGTAGTAGTCGTCGCGGTACATGGTGCGGTCTGACGCCACCACCTGCTCCGGCCGCTGCCCACCGCTGGCGATCAGGAACTTGATCAGCTCCGCCGTGACCAGGCTCAGCTCCTCTGGCAGCAGGTTCCACAGCGCCGCCAGCTCTTCCTTGCTCAGCACGCGCTGCCCTGGGCGCTCCCAATCGCCCTGCACGGGGATGCTCGCCACCGGGTTATAGGTCAACCCGAAGCGCACCTTCGACTTGAGGTAGTCCCGCGGGTTGTATTCCTGGTTGAGCCCGTGCTGGAACGCCGCATGCAGCTGCGACCGCACCCGGTTGCAGTAGGTGGTCACCTTCGCCTTTATCATCGCGGAGATAATGTCCCGGATATCCCCTGGCTCGATGGCGCTGGCCAGCTTCTTCACCAGGTGCGGGAACGGCTCGGAGACATAGTGCTTGAGCGACCATTCCACGTTGCCGGCCGAGGCCGCACCCTCGGCTTTCAGCTTGGCCACATACGAATCGAGCAGGTTCTGTAGCGTGCCCTCCGCTTCACTCTGCGGCGACGCACCCTTGCACTTGTCCCGGGCGACGGTGAGTGACATCGTTGGCCACACGCCGAGCTTGCGTTGCTTCTTCTTGCCGGCCACGAACCACTGGTAGTAGAACTCCTTCGTACCGTTGGCGCGAACCTTCAGCAGCAGCACCCCTTCCCCGCGCGCACCGCGCCCGTCGGACATCACATAGTCGCGGTCTTCTGGCTTGAGCGAACGGATCTGCTTTTCGGTTAGCATGCGTGACAGTTTCCGGTGACAGTTGTCCCGAACTAACACGAAATTCGGCGGGACAGATTGAGACTGAGCCGGAAGCCCCAGCCCATACAGGACGGGGATTGTAGCGCCTTTACGATACCTCGCGTTATACCCTGATATTTGGCCCGTTATAGATTCCCAAGCTCATGACGAGGGTTCGATTCCCTTCGCCCGCTCCAGATTCTACGGGGCCTCTATCGAGGCCCCTTTTTATTTGGTGACAGTAACGGCGACAGTTACTGACTCACCGAGCCGCTGCAAACTGTCACCAGCAGCCCGCTTTCCAACCATTTCCAGCGTCTAGGGTCTATGCAGAACATGCATTTTGAGGCCGCGGAACAACCATGTGTGGACGCATAGCGCAGTATCGATACCCGGCTGATTACCTTGAAGCGCTCGGGCAGATGACGATCGATGGAGTAGATCCGACTCCGATCGGGCGGTACAACGTGCCGCCACAATCTCGGGTGCAGTTGCTGCACCGGGACCAAGATGGGTTGCGCATGGACGGCGTGCGCTGGGGATACGCCCCGTTCTGGGCGCAGGGGAAACGGCCGCCGGCGATCAATGCCAGGGTCGAGACAGCAGCGACGAGCAAGTTCTTCCGCGACATATGGAAAACCGGCCGGGCTATCGTGCCCGCAGACGGCTGGTTCGAATGGAAAAAGGACGAGGCTAAGCCGAAGCTCAAACAGCCCTATCTGATCAAGCTGGCCTCTGGCGAGCCGTGCTTCTTTGCTGCGATCGGGCAATTCCAGCGCGGCGGCATGGGTGAGCCGAGGGATGACGACGGGTTCGTGATCATCACAGCAAGCAGCGGCGCGGGCATGCTCGACATCCACGACCGCCGCCCGCTTGTACTGTCGCCGGAATGCGCAGCGCACTGGCTGGACCCGGAACTATCCCCCGAAGAGGCAGAGGAGATCGCGCTGGAGCACGGCCTTGGCGTAGACGAGTTCACCTGGTACCCAGTGCCAGCGGCCGTAGGCAATGTGCGGAACGAAGGGGCACACCTCATCGAGCGAATCAGCGACCCGGTGCTATAGCCATGTATGTATATGTTCGGATGATGCGCGATCATGGCCGCCCGATCGAACCGCGCAAGCGGCGAAGCACGCCTCCGATCTACGGGGATGTGCGCATCGAGACCAGCCGAAGCGAGGACCTCGGGCGCCAGGCCGAAATCGCGCGGCTTGTGCAGAGCAACCCGCTGGAGTCAAGCGTGATACCGCACCTGCTGGACGTAGCGCTCCATGGCATGAGTACCAATGGGTTCGTGCTGACTGGGTTCGAGATCATCGACGGCGTTGCCTACGCGCAGTCCTGGTGGTGCCTGGCCGAGGATGGATCAGCGGGCACCTAGAATCTGACGGGCCCACTCCTGCAGATAGGCCAGCTTCGCCTGGTCATCGATCATTCCTCGGCGGATATCCCAAACAGTGCGTCCAGCTGCTGCACTGAGTTCGACGCTGGCTGCATCGCCCACGCTGCCGGAGCCGGTGGCGGCGGACACGATGGCGTCATTACGGGCGAGGGTGACTTCGATCCGCAGGCGGCGACGCTCATCGTCAGCAGAGCTATACAGACGCTCGAGGCGATCGTTTTCGGTGAGTGCATGGGTCAGTTTCTCGGTTGATTGTTGGTCGGCCTTGGCCAGTCGCTGCTCGAGCGCGAGGCGCTCGGCCTGCTGCTTGAGGATCACCGCGGCATTGGCCTCGGCTACCTGTCGCAGGTACGCTTGGTGATCCGCGGCCTGCCTGGCGACCGCCGCCTGCGCCTGCGCGGCGTCAAACTGCGCCGATAGCACCCGCAGTTGCTGCCCGCCGGCCACAACGGCCAGAGCCAGCACCCACCAGGCCCAGCCGGGCACGAACTTCAGCCAGGCGGTCATCGCATCGCCTCACGCACGGCTGCGGCGAATCGAGCCGGCCAGCGCTCCGGATGGGGTTTGCCAGGGCGCCATGTGCGCTCATACAGCGCCCAACCGCCAGCGGCGTCGTGCTCGCCTGGCAGCGGCTTCGGATCGGTCCAGAGCAAAAGCCGGCCGAAGGCAAACGCCAACACATCATCACGCTCGAGCGCTGCCCATACGGCGGCAGGCTCCGACGCAACGCCGCGCGCGGCACACACTCGGCGTGCATGGTCCCGGCTGGACGGGTGATTCAGTACGCCACGCACGCCACCGCCCTGTTCGAACTGCAGCAGCCCGCGGGCCGACCCGGTCGGCCACTGGCGGCGCCGTTGCTCCGGATCTTCCTGCTGCGTGATAGCCAGCAGCATGATCTCAGCCTCTCGGCTCGACATCCGTGCAGGCAGCAGCGCGAGAGCGGGCGCTATGGCTCGCTCCCGTATTTCAGAGAGGGTCATGGGTAATCCTTGAGCGAAAAAAAGCCCCGACTGGCGGGGCTGTTAGGCGGCGGCAGGACTGCCTATGTAGGCACACCACTCGCCAAGCGTTCGCGGGCTCAGGCTGGCAGGCGCAGGCAATCCAAGCGCAGCGCCGCACCATTGGCTGCAGAATTGCGCGCCGGCCGTCTCGCGGTTGAGGTTAAATAGCTGGCTGCAGATGAGGCCGAGCCAGCCGTAGCGGTGATGGTCGGTTTCGTAAAAGTACGCCACGACCTGCGCCGTATCAGCCCATGGCAGCTCGAACACGTCCCATTTATCAGGATCCAGATCGATTGCCTTGCGGCGCACCCCACCATCCATGGCGCTAGACGAATAGCACAGGCCGTTGACGACCAGCTCGCAGTGACTGTACGGAGATTCCGTCCACCACTGGATGAATCGCGCCGTCAACCGCTCATCGTGCTTTCGCAACGCCAGACAGACGCTCACGCAAGCGCATCCTGCAGGCCTGTCGCCGGCGTAGACATGATGGCTTCAGCGATCTGCTTCAGCTCAGCAAGCACCTCAGGCGTTAGCGCGTAATCCAGCACAGGATCGCCGCCTGCCTTGATCTGATCATCATACCGCTGACGGCGGCCAGTGAGAAACGAACTCATCACCTTGAACTGCCGCGCCTTAATTAGCGTGCGGCGGATGTACTCCTCGCGATCGATGCCGCGCTCCGCTGCCGCACGGTCAATCCACGGCGTTGCGGCGCCGACAGGATATGCCACCCACGCGGACGCCTCCTCGTTCTGCGTCGGCCAGGTGTCCTTTTCCAGCTGCGGGTAATCCGCCGTGAGCGCCCTTGTTGCGGCTTCGTAGGCGGCACTATTGGCAGTGATGCGGGCTTCGAGCGTGGCCGCAGCCGCCTCTGCTGCGCGCTGTTCGGCGGTGATCATTCCGCTCCAGTCGATGTTCATGCGGACACCTCATCAGTTGGCAGCGGGATAGGGCCGTCCTCTGTCACGTGGATCGGCTCGGGGAAAGCCACGGCACGCGATGGGTTCGGGCCGTGCGGCAGGCGAAGGGTCAAATGCAGTTCGCCATTGAGACGAGAGACGGGGCCGATAATCCAGCCTGATGTAATTTTATCGGCTGGCAGCGTGCCGCCTTCGGGCAGTTGAGAGAAATCAAAGCGCTCGCCATTAAGGGTCAGCGTGTCGCCAACGCGGGAGGCTGACAAGGCTTCGTCACGGCGGCTTGGGGATAGTATTAACCGCATCAGTACCACCTTCCTATACCAAAAACCCGAACACTATTCGTTGACGTGGAGGTTGAGCGGAAAAACCAATTCGCCGGCTCTCCGTATAGGATGAACTGATAGTCAACTGTCGCGGAGGGGTATGGCCCCCCGCCTGCCGCTACTTCTCCAACGAATAATGCAGGCCAATCTCTAGTGAGCGATATATTCGCAGTGTAACCGCCTACATGAACGACCCTGCAAATCTGCGTCCCATCCGCAAACCGCACGTACCCCCCGTTGGCATTGCTGCCGCGCTCGATGATAGCGCCCGTGGGTACGCCGCCGGATTGGGAGACGGTGCCGAGGATGTTGCTGCGCTGGTAGAACTCAGGCCCTGGCGAGACTCCAGCCAAGTCTGCTTGCGTGGCGTAATGGCCCGGCAGCTGGCCGCCGAACCGCGTGGCGTCCGCCGCCGTCCCTCCCAGCGGCAGCGCATCCGCCACCTCGAACGCCGAAAGTACATGCACGAGCAGGACAGACCCGGCAACGATGCCGCTTCCGCTCGCCAGCACGACGGTCGTGCCGTTCGTTGCGGTGTAGTGCGCCGGCGCAAGCGAAGCCCCGTCAAGAAACACGACCACGGCGCCGGGCGTGTAGCCGCCCGGGATCGTGAAAGATGTCTGGCCGGCTGATGTGGCGGTGACGGTGACCAGCGAGAAGAAGGAAGACGCAGCATCACCGCCGAGTTGCTTAATCGTGTTGTCGCTGTGTTTGGTGAACAGCTTGGCGTCAGCGGTATTGACCGCCAGCTCGCCAATTTCGAGGTCGGCCGCCAGAGGCACTTTGCCAGGGACGGTCGACTTCTTTGTGAGTACGCGCGCCATATTGATGGGCTCCGATGAGGATTAGAACGTGCCGCCGTCGACCAACTCGACAGCCAGGGTGACGAAGCCATTGCTGGGGTCTTTGGTCATTGCCATTGAGGCGTTCATGCGAAGCACGCCGTCTGTGCCATCGGTTCCCCACAGGTAACCGGAAGTCCCGCCAGCCACTACGGCGACTTTTTCGTCAGAAGTCCCTTCTGGAATGTTCAGCGCTGTCTTGAATGCGTTGAAGGTGAGCTTCTTCTCCTTCTGCCCGGCCACCTCGCTGGCGTCGTGAATGATAAGAAGGTCTGTTGCGCCATCGATCGCTGCCAGAGTGGTGAGGTCGTCGATTGCCGGAACGACTGGCAGCTTCGTTGTGGCGTCGGTCGCGACGTGCAGAGTTCCGCGGTCAGTTGTGACCATCGGCTCGCCGGCCAGCATCCCGGAGGTGGGCAGGTTGGCCTTGATGCCGCGTTTCAGCTGAAGACGTGTTGCCATGAGTGTGATTCCTTAATTGAAGGTGCCGCCGTCGATGGTTTGCAGGTCGAGGTTGGCGCGCGCCTCGGCCTTAGCTTGTTCGGTCGTGAGTTCGGAGAACCGGTTGGCTACCTGGAAGAAGTCGCCCGTTGCGGAGTTGACGCCGGGCGGTCCCTGATCTCCCGCCATGACGACGACCGTCTCGGCGTCCGGCTCAAGGCCGACGGCGTATTCGACGCCGGGATCAATGACCAGTACCTCAGGGTCACCGCAGATTGCTACGGTGCTCATACGGTCACCTCACGGCTGACGCTGACGGCTCCTTGCAGGTAGCGCTGAACGGTGCCATCTGGGTATTGGACTTCAAGGTCATAGACGGCCTCGGTCCACGCCAGCGCGGCGGTTTGGGTGGCGCTCAGGGTGCGAGTGATCGTGCCCGGGCCGGAGATGGCCAGGCCGCCATTCTCCGTAGTCAGCTCGAGCAACACTGCGCCGCCGATTTGCTCGCGAATCTGCATGCGGGCGGTTGCGCCGGTCAGGTCTACCGGTGGCTTGTAGATCAGTTGGCCGCCGCTCGGATTGAGGCCAAACGCCGAAAGTGCGTTGATCTCCAGAGTGGATTCATCCACAACCGTGACGCGGTGCGGTCGCTCGCGCATCGAGCGGTTCACGCCATGCATGCCGTTTACGCCATGGACCCAGGCCAGCCAGCTGCCCGGCAAGCCGTGGTCTACGGTGAGGCGCAATGGCGATCCCCCGAGCGCGGTGATCGGCCGGTATTCGTAGCGCGGCTGCATAAGGCGCAGGGTGTCGCGCAGGGTCGAGCCCTGCACGATGTGCAGATCGAGTTTTGCTGGCTGCATGGTTGCTCCGGGCAAAAGAAAGCCCGCGCGTGGCGGGCTGTTGTGCTCATGTGTGCGCTACGTCAGCGCCTACTAGTCGAAGTGGATTGGCTTGGCCGCCAGTTCGTAACGCAGCCAGTTTACTTCCTGCTCGACGCCGCCGAACGCAGACAAGTTGATCCATGCCCTTGTATCTGCAGGGATGACCAGGGAAACAACGCTGTTGTCTGTGCCTTCCTGCGTTGCAGTGATGCCCAGCCTATCCAGCCCTTCAGCGATGAGCGCAACCATGCCGCCTGCTACCCAGAACGACGCAGGATCTAGCTTTACCGTCCACGGGTGGTCGCTCCAATTGGAGAGCACGAGAGGGATCGGCGCATGTTCAAGCACGTCGTCAAGCTCTCCCTGAACCAGCGGAGGAAGGGCTATTGTCGTAACGAAGCCAGCGGTCTCTCCGGAGCCAACTCGCGCCGCGCATGCTTTGTCGGTTGGAGCCAATGTCAGCGTTGATGTTGGCGCAACGGTGGTTCCCCAATCGAACAGCGGCATTACAGTACGAGCCCAGCGAAGCACGGCAAGCCCTTCCGTATAAGCTCGCCATTCGCAGGCTATCCCACTCGTTGTTAGCTGTGTCAGGCGCTGGCCTATTACTTGCGGGGCAGTGGATGGGTTGCCGAAGAACGTGCGCTCCGGGTTGCTTGTGATCATCTCAACGATAGCCGCGCCAGCTCCGCCGCCCGACATAGCCTCTAGCGTTTCAGCCGTGATCGAGCAATAGATGACGCTGCCTTCTAGCCAGTCATTGTCGGTCGTGCCTTCTCGTGCGCGCGTCAGGGTTGCAACGCCAGCTGCAACGACTGCGTCGACAATCTCCCAGCTGGTTGCTGCTGTTGCAGAGTTGGCAAGCGTCAGTCGATATTCACCATCTGGTAGGTCGAGCGGGCACGACGTAGCGCCCTGCTCCAGGGTGATCTCCCGGAGCCAGTTGTTTACGTAGTTCATTGATTACACCCAGGTAAAGAAGCCGCCGCCGAGGCGCGCGCGCTCTGTTTGGCCGGTAACGGGGTTGTAGGCGCCGGCCGCAAAACCGGCGTGGTAGTCCCATAGCGCTTGGCTGAAATTTGAAGCGAACCGGTCATGACCGGGAATCAGATTTCCGGTTGCCGTGTCTCCAGCGTCGACTCCTGACGGAGTGATGGCCGGGCCTGCGACGTACTCAAACTGATCGTTGCCCCTGCAGCGCGCCATGGCTGAAATTACCTTGTTGCTGGATTGCATTCCGGCAAACCAGGTAAGTTCATAGCCATCGCTGCCATATGACGCAGCCGCTGCTTTGCGCGGCGCTCCGTCGTGGCGAGGGCCGACGGTGCCGCTCAACACCTCGCCATGAATGGATGGAGAGCCTGCAACCGGAGCGTTCGTCTCGACGGTGGAATAGGTCGTAGACGAAAATCGCAGCGAATACGTTGTGACGTTCGGGGTCTGGTCCTCCGTGAAGGCTGCGGTGAACCATGGCAGGAAGCTGCCATTTCCGATCTTGACCAGCGCGGTGTACTGGTAGTCACGCACGTACGGGCTCCACCACTGCTCCATGTCGCCTCTCGAAACAGGTTCCTGAGCGCTGAGCGTCAGGCTTGTGGAGATGCGAATGGTGACAAGCTGCGGCGTTCCGTCCGCTGCGTACCAGCCTCCAATCACGCGATCCTTTGAAGCCGTAGCCGTCGACGTGCCGTGGCCATAATCGATCGCATACTTGTACGGGCCGTCTCCGGTGCTCGTGGTAAGCGGCTCATAGGGCGGGGTTGGCGGTTCACCCTCACCAGAATACTTGGACCAGCTACCCGCCGACCCGACAAGCCACAGCGTCGCCTGGCTCAACGGCCCGCCATCCTGGCCGCTTACGTTGGTTCCCACCATGCAGCTCGTATGCCCAGCGAGCACGTTTACCGTCATGGATGTGAAGTCAGCCGAGAATACGGCCTCGACAATCGCGCCAATGCCCTCATCGGCATCCTGATCCACGCGAATCTGATAGGGATAGGAGGTGTAGCTCCGGGTGAATCTCATACCGAACATCCAGCGGCGCCCGTCTGGCGTTGCGTCCAGCAGGAACGCTTCGCCGTATTGGCTGGGCAGCTGTTGAAGCGGCGCAACCGGCGCCCGCACATCTAGGAAGCGCGGCCCGGCCTGCAGGCTTATCACCGAGCGAACCTCTACGCCTAGAGCGGTGCCAAGGTTCACGGCTGACATGGAGATGCTGGCCAGTTCGCTCCCGATCCGAACGCGACGATTGCCCAGGTTTAACCCCCAAGCGTTAAAGACGCTGCCGCTTCCTGTTCCGCTGGCGATGTACTTGTTCCACAGCCTTGCCTCTGGGTCGTCCGGCTGTATTGTTGGCTCTGGCAGGCCAAGGTCGACTAGATAGGTGTTCGTCGGAGTCGGGCCAGCAAACATGCTCGAGTAGATCTTGCGACCACTTGCCAACTCGATATAGCGGGCGCCGGAGACGGGTGTGACGTAAAGCCCGTGCCACGGCATGCCGAATGTGACCAGCTCCTCGCCGGCTACAAAATCAGGAATTGACATCCTGGAACTCCAGAACGACAGGCTCGCCGTTAGCATCGGTCATCGTGACCTTCTTGGCTGCGCGGACCTCGAAGAAAACCGCGCCGTCAGTAGAGGCACGAAGGATCGAAGGATGAAACTCACGGGTTCCGGCCGTTTCGATCAGTGGGCTGGCGATCCCGCCGCCAGTTGCGCCACCGCTCGCAGGGCCGGAAGACGTGCCAGTCCCGCGCTGCGCTGGCAGTGCGCCGACCTGATCGACACGCGGCAGCGATCTGGCCTGCCGCTGCGGCGCAGTGAGAGACCGGATGTCTTCAGCCACACTTTTGCCAGTGCGGCGCTCGATCATTGCCGCCCCGCCAGCACGCCGGCTCGCCTCCATCGCAGCACCACTTTCCCGCCGACTGGCTTCCATGGCCGCACCAGAGGCGCGGCGCCGTTCCTCATTGGTCATGGTCATAGCTCCAGCAAGTCGTTGGGGATTCCGACGCGATACAGCGCTTCGGTAGTGCCGGTTCGCTCGTCGCGGTATTCCGCGCCAATCTCGCGCGACTCGATCAGGAACCGGCGCGGATATATCTCGGCCGGCATGTTGTCGTTGGCGTCGTAGTTGCCCGAGTAGCCCAGCCGGTCCTCGTCATATGGGCCAATAGCAAAGCCCGTGTACGGGTCGACCTGCCGCCCGCCGAGCTGGGTACCAAGCAACAGCTGAATCGACGAGGTGAACGGCGGCAGGCTGGTGTCAGGGCTGGCCGGCACGGCGAGCGGGTCACTGACGCCGCCACCGCGCATGACGGCGATGCTGAGCGAGGTGATCGCCTCGCCGCTGCCAAGATCGAACTGATGCACGATGCGCCTGCACTTGCCTCTGGCGTGAGCGCCCTGATCGTTGAGCTCTAGCGTGTGCGAGAGGTCGATACCCATAGCCATGCTCGACGGCACTTCCCAGGTGAGCGTCGTTTCTCGATGGGCACCGATGATCTGCACCTGGCCAATGCGCAGTGCGGTTGCTAGAGCATTGCCGCGCCGACTTTCGTCCGAAAGATCCTGGCTGCCGGTGCCGCCGTCGCGGATTGGATCACTGCCCCAGCTTTCGGCGATGTCGCGCTCTACAGGCAGCGTGTAGCCGGCGCGCTGAACGATACTGGACTGTTCGGCCTCGCCCGCTGCCGTCGCAAGGACCAGCTTGTAGCTCTCGGTTACCGTCTGCACCCAGCGGCGGGCGCCAGTGAACTGAGCAGACAGCCAGAGGTTGTCGAAGGTGTTGACCCAGCCGTTGCCGTCGCCGCATGGGTTGGCCATCGACAGGGGCAGCTTGTAGCCGCCGACGCCGCCGAGCAGCTGTTGCCCACTCCCTGACACTGAATCGGCAATCATCTCGGTGCTTGGCAGATCGGTTGACCATGTCCGCCAGTTACAAAACCCGCTGATGCCGCCGCCCGCGTTGACGTGAGTCCAGGTGTAGGGCTCGTTGAGCTGCCACAGCCGCTGATAGCGATAGCTGAATTCGATCTCAACCCGGTTCGTGGCTGCGTCAAGGTCCGACTGCTGCAGCTCGATCCGCTGATAGAACGTAGTGCCAGGACCGAACACAAAGTTCGGCGATCCGGCATACCAGCTGCTGACGCGGAGCACGCCATTGGCTGAGCAATCAAGGCTTACGGGGCGAGTACTCAGCCGCTCCTGCGCGTAGTCCCAATGGCTGCGACCCTCGACCGGCTCGAACAAGTCTTCCGACCAAGACCCACCGACCAGCGCATTGATAGCTTCAATGCTCATGCCCTCGACACGCTGCTGCAGCTGGTCCGAGCATTCGCAGCTCAGCACCCGATTGACAGGGTTCCAATCGGCGCGGCTGATCTGTCCGGTATAGCTGCGCGCCTCGGTCGTCTCGCCCTGCCTGGTGCTGATGTAGTCGATGGTGACCGTCTGACCTTTCCAGTCAGGCGGCACGACAGGCGTGCCCGGCGCGATATAGAGGTCGAACCCAGCGATGCCGGCAGCACCCTCCTCCCGGTCAACCGTGACCGTGCCAGTCAGCTGAGCCGTGAGGTCCACACCGCCAACCAGCACGCGCAGCGCCCATACGAACGACTGCCCGCGAACGATGTACTCCGGCTCGGCAGACGATCCAGCTACGCCATTCAGCGGCACGGCGTTGAGTGGCGAGGCGTTGAGCATTTAGGTTTCTTCCCAGGTGATGGACCAGGTGTGCGCTGACGACTGCGACTTCGCCGGTTTGGTGGCAAATACCGAGTACACGGGCAACCAGGACACTTGGTAATCGGTAGCACCTGCCACGGCGGTGACGGTCACCACTCCCTCGTTGGTTACGCACGGGGTGCGCACCCAGCGCCCTCCCAAGAAGGCGTGCGCCCACGGCGCCAGGTCCGGCCGTGGCGTGCTGGTGAGCGTGAACGTCGGGCCAGGCCCGACGATGTTGCTTACCTGCATGCTGCGCAGCTCGAGCGGCTGGCTGAAGTCCAAACCATCCAGCCCGGGTGGCATGAGGCCCGTGCCGGTGATGGTTCCTGCCGTTTTCTGCCAATGCTGCATCTTGGATGCCGCGCCATCGCTCATCCGGAGCACTGTGCTGCCGCCGATGGCCTCTTCACTTTGTTCCGGCGCACCCGCGTGCGCCACGATCGGCACGCCGCCGAGCATGATGGTCAATGACATGGATGCCCCGTTATCGGTGAGTGCGGCCAAACTTCCGCGCCGCGGCGCGTAGCGGGTCGACCTGGTTGGCAGGTGCGTACAACTGGTAGGTGTCGCCCCCTAGCTTGAAGTCGATAACCCCAAGCCTTGGCATGTGCGGCTCCATGCTCGCTACCTGACCGATCAGACCGCCCTCGGCAAAGCGCGGAATGGACGGCGGAACGATGCCCTGGTTGATCATGTTCAGGAATGGCACGCCCAGCTTGCGCACCGCAGCGGCATTGACCATGTACTCGCCGTTCGAGCCATACATGAGAATGCTGTCGCTGGTACCGGTGCCAGGCCCGCGGATATAGCCACCCGTCGCATAGCCCGCCGGCTCCGGGCCAGGGTCTTGCAAGGTGTAGGGCTGGCTGAAGTCGTACTGTGCACCGACCTGCACGATGATCTCGCGCTTGGCTAAAGCATCGAGCGCCGATTGAACCTGCGCCAGAGCAGCGTCATCCATCTTGACGCTGACCGGCATGTCCTGCAGCTCGGCAGCCGCTGACTTGAGGCTCAGCATTTCCTGCTTGATGTCGGCGATCTTCTGCTCGGCACGGCTCTGCTCGATGTCATTGGCGGCGAGCTCAATGTCGCGCAGCTCGCCAATGAAACCTTCGAAGCCGTAGGTGTTGGCGCCTGCTGCACGCAGTTCCTCAAGCATCTTGAGAGCCGCCTGCGCCTGCGCTTGCGCGCCTTCGATGTCACCAGCGCGCAACGCTTCACGCGCTCCGACCTTTAGCGTTTGTGCAGCACCGTACGACGCCTCACCGCCAGCGCTCATGCCAGCAATGGCTTCCTGGTATCGCTTTTCGATATCAAGGCGTTTGCTGCGAACCTTCTCAAGTTCGCTGTTGGCCTTCTTCTCAGCGGCTACCAGTGCCTTGGCGGCAGCCTCCGATGATTTCACCAGGCGATCCTGCTGGGATTTGAGTTCGGCGATGTAGGTGTTGCGGGAACTGATTTCCTTTTCGCGCTCCGCTTCCGCCTGAGCCGCTGCGGCAGCGGCGGCGGCACTCAGCTCAGCGCTCATGCCTGTCTGCTGTTCAACAATCGCGGCGCGGAAAGCTACCAGGGCTTCGCGCTTGGCTTTCAGTTCGTCCTCACTGAACCACATGCCGGCTAACGTCGTGTTCAAACCAGTGCCGGACAAGCTGCGGTCGATATCAGCAATTTGCTGGTCGACCTTGTCCAGCTCAGTGACCATACCTGCGGCGTTTGCTGCAACGAAAGCAATGCGCTGCCCGAGGTCAACAAACTCGGAGGCGCCATCAACTGCTGAGCCGGCCAGGGTGGCCAGCGCAGACGCAAGTTTGACCAGGTTGTCGACAACCACAGGATCGCCGAGTGTATCGCCGAGGCTGTTGATCGCTTCAATCAGTGGCTCCACATCAGCCTTGCCGATCGCTTCATTCCAACGATCAGACAGGGCGGTCATGGCGCCGCCGACAGTTTCTGGCAGGCTTTCGGCCTCTGCGCGCAGCACGCCGAGTTGCTCGACCAGGGCAGTGGTCACCACGTCGGCGGTAAGCAAACCCTGCGACGCCATCTCCTTCAGCGAGCCGATCGGGACGTTCAACGAATCGGCGAGCGCCTGCATGAGCCGGGGCGCCTGCTCCGCGACAGAGTTGAACTCTTCCCCACGTAGCGCACCAGCGCCCAGTGCCTGCGCAAATTGAATGACGCCGTTCTCGGCTTCCTGCGCGCTTGCACCGGAGACGCGGAACGATGTTGCGACAGCCTCGGTGACCGCCAGAATGTCCTTCTGGCTTCGCCCGGCCTCTTGCAACGGACGGCTGATGCGCTGGTAAAGGGTTGCAAGGGACTCAAGAGGCGCCTGTGTTGCAGTGGCGATGCGTCGCAGTTCGGACTGTGCGGTGTTGAACTCTTCCTGAGAGCTGGTCGCTAGCTTCAGACGAGCATTCATCAGGTTGTAGCTATCGGCGGCGTTTGCAATGCCGCGTACAGCACCGGTCAACGCCGACACCGAGAACACGCCGATCAGCGCTTTCCCGGCGGTACCCAGTTGCTTGTTCAATGAGGAAATGTCCCCATTGATCTCGCTGAACATCCTCCTCGTATCGTTCTTGCCGTCGATGACCAGCTGAGTCTTGACCTTGGACATCTAGGAGAACTCCTCGAGCAAGCGTTTGAAAACCTTGGGCTTCGCATTGGCGGCGCGTGCAGCGATCAACGCCGAACGGGTTGCGCTTCGCTCTTCCTGATCGATGGCAGCCAGAAACGTTTCGATCTGCCGGAGGCTGTAGTCCGGCACGTCCGCCATTGCATGGCCGGCGCCGATCAGCCTTTGGACGACAACTCCCCACTCAGCGCCCTTACCATTGCCGGCAGGGCTTCGCCGAAAAAACTGGAGTTGACCCGCACCACCTCGACCATCAGTTGTACCGAGACGGTTGCCGGTATGAACCACAGTTGCCAGCGCTTGAGGCTGGTGGTCACGAGCAGCACCCGGCGCAGTTCGCGGCTGTGCGTGGCGGCGTAGCGGTTGATTTGCTGCACGCTGGCCTGGCTGAACAGCTCGACCAGTGCGCCAGCCGATTTGCCATAGCGCTCGAAGTGCCGAAGCTTCACCGGCAGGATCTGCACGTCACGGCCCATCACCTCAACAGTGACCGGCTCAGGAAACAGGATTTGCAGGTCTGACATGACTTTTCCTTGGGCAATAAAAAACCCGCCGAAGCGGGCTCGTGGACACACGTATCTATTTGGAGCAGAGCCTTGACCAGGCTTCCTCAAACTCAGCTCCAGGCATTTCTCCTTCGACAACGGAAACCCCGCCACCCGAAGCTATATAACGCTTGAAACCGTTATAGGCGCCGAACCCATTCTTGGCGTTGACCTCTCCACACGGAACGCCCGATTTACCAACGAACTGATTCCGGAACTTCGCCGAATCCGCGTCTTTCAACCTCGACTCGACAGACCGCTGCCCGACCCGAATGACGACATACTCGCTAGGCGGAGCTGGGCTTGCCTTTGCCGGCTGTATAGGCCTTTCTCCATCTCGCGTGACAAGCAGCACTGCGCCAGCAGTTACCGCAGCGATCAACACTGAGGCGCCGAACAATTGGCTTCGTGTAAACGCAGCGAGTACCCGCCAGCTTGTTCCAGCAACTTTTCTTGCCGGCCTCACGGCAGCGTCGACTTTTCGCTTCCGCTCGGCTCGCTCAGCTTCCTGATAGAGCAATTCAGCCTTCTTGGCTCGGGCAATGAGCGCCTTCTCGTAAAACGCGCCACACTGAGGGCACTTGGCTGGCTGCCCAAACTCCGGCTCTGCGGCGACGTGACTGCAAGCAGGGCATTGCATAAGGTTCCCTCCCAATTGACGGGAGGGAATCTACCACAGCGAATTAAGCCACCGCCGTGTTCTGCACTTCCCACTGCCACATGGCGGCTTCGTCGGCATCCATGATGTTCGGGTCCGCCAGCAGCTTGATCTGCACGGGGATGGTGCCGAACTCTGCCCCCTGGTTCAGTGGCACACCGCCGTTGAGAGCGATCTTGCAGTAGAAGCACTGGATGCGGCGCTTCTCGCCGTTGCCGCCTTCGTTGGTCTGGCCGGTCATCACGCGGTAGAACTTCTGGCCGGTGGTGAACGGCTTGATGACATCCACGGTCGGGTAGCTGTAGTCCACCAGGATCGGCAGGCTGCGCAGCTCACCTTCCGGCGGAGTGGTGGCGGCGATGGCGGCGGCCAGCGGACCGCCCGGCAGAATGCGAATGCCATAGGGGCCGACCGCGTAGTCCACGTTGCGGGCATAGGTGGTCGCCCCGTCCTCGCTGGTCACCGCAGTGACTTCAAGCGGGATGTTCGCCAGCATGATGGCGCGATCGATATAGGCAGCATGTTCCTCACCCGCTACCGAGCCGCTCGGCACCTGGGTGACCGAACCGTACATGGCAATAGCGGCGGCGCGAGGGCTGAAGGAGACCGCCTCGCCGGTCAGGTTGATTTCGCTGGTGGAGGTGACATTGTCCAGCGGCGGCAAGCCGATACGGGTCGGGTCGGGGATGGTGATTTCCGAGGTGGTTGGCTCAGCGGTAACGTTCTGGAGTTTGAACACTTCCTCGAAGTTCCAGTTCGGCCACGCGGAGACGAAGATCGGGCCGCGGAACAGCTGGGTGTAGTTCATCAGACTCATGGGTTTCTCCTGGCCTGCGGCCGTCAGTTGTAGCTCTCGACGTACAGCACGCCGATGGTGAGGGTAATGCTATGGGTGGTTTCGCCAGCGCTGGCGAATCGAAATTCAGCCTGGTCGTCTTCTTCCAGTAGGCCGGGGAATTTGCGTTCTGGCTGGTCCTGGCCAAAGCCGAGAGCCCGAAGGATGTCGACGTGCACGGCCGAAAGCGCCGCCTCATCCGCACTTTTGGAGAACTGGACTTCGATCTCATAGGTGCGCACCCGCGTCGCTTGCACTCCAGCCGCGCTGGTCTTGGCGTCGTGCTGCGGGCGGATTAGCGCGAGTGGCAGCGGCGCCTTGTCTGTAGGTTTTTCCGTCGGGCCGTAAACGCGCTGGAGTTCGGTGTGGAAGCCGTTGGCGGGCTTGATCTGTTCAAGCCGGGAGCGCAGGCCCTGGCTGATATCGCTGGCCTTGGTCATCGCGCCCCCTTTGCAATCTCTCGCCTGATCCGCTTCTCGAATTCCTGTTGCAGGAAGATGTTCGTCCAGCGGATCGTTTGGCCATCGGTGAGTTGCTTGAACCAGTACGCCACCGATGGGCCAAGCGCTGGAGACAAGAAGCCTTTCGCCGCACCACGCACCTTGATGCGCGTGCTCCAAGGCATTCGGCTGAAGCTCGACGGGTTAACGAAGCCTGCCGCGACCTTGTGCCCTTTCGGACCCTTGACCCAGATCCGCGCTCGCGTTTCGCTGATCTTGCTGTAGCCCCAGCCGAGATACCGCGTTACCGGCACACCGGAGCTGGACGGGATGATTCGGGCGTTGGTAAGCCGGCCACGCGCACGCTTCACGCGCAGTGCACGGCGGCTGTAAACCGGCATCAGTGAGCCGCGCAGAGGGTTCACATAACGAACTGTGCGCGCCTTTGTTGCAGTAGTGTTCAGCGCACCGCGCAGCACCGGATCAACCTGCCGACTGACCGCCGCAAGCCGTGCGCGCGCCATCTCCAAGCCGGTAATCTTGACCGAAACCTGCATCAGACCTTCTCCAGCCAAAGCCCACGCACGACGCCGTCGTCCGACTCGTCGGCATAGGCGATCACGTTGTACAGCGTGCCACCAACCACCAGTTGGTCATCAGGTTGCGGGCGACCGACCTCGATCAGCGCCACCTCGGCGCGGGTTCGGTAGTCGGTGGTCTGGCCCAGTTCATCGCGATAGGGCGCCTCATGCGTCAGGTGCACGCGACAGGGACTTGGAACGCCCTCGAGTGGCCTGTACTCACCCGGGGTACCGGCCAGCTCGCTGCAGGTGATGACGACCTCGGCGCGCTGGCCCGTGAAGTCCCGGACGTCATCGATGAGCAACAACCTGTCGGCAGTGCGCACGTAGCGGCCGGCGCGCAGGTCCTCGTGCCACCAGGCTCTGACGGTGACCTTGGCCGGCGCACGCAGCCCGGTGGCCGCTGGCGGCTCGGCGCTCTCCTTCGAGCGAATGCCGACCCAGAGCCAGTCGAGAACGCCCGGGCGCAGCTGGCCGTCCAGCTCGACCAGATCGGCTGGGGTATTGAGATTGCCAGAGCGCATTCAGACCCCCAGGTTGATACGGTACGGATACAGCAGGTTCTGCCAGGTGGGCATGCGCGTGTAGATGGTGCCCACCACTCCCGCCTCGCGGTTGGCATAGAGCTCGGCGGCGCCGATGAGGATCGCCGCGCGAACGCTGGCAGGCACCGCGGCATAAACAGGTTCGCCGACCTCTGGCTGCACGTCAGCGAGCCAGGGAATCGGACGGTTGAGAAACTGGCTGGCCTGCTCGATTGCGGCATCCAGCTTGAGTTGCAGATCAGCATCCTCACGCCCGTGCCGAATCCGCAGGTGGAGCTTGAGGTCATCGAGGGTTGGCGCGGGCATGGGATACTTCCTTGGTTACTTAGCCGCCTTTCCGGCGGGGGCCTTGTCGGCAGCGGCTTGGTCAGCGGCAGCCTTGTCGGCAGCAGCCTTCTCAGCAGCGGCTTGGTCAGCAGCGGCCTTGTCAGCGGCAGCCTTCTCAGCAGCGGCTTGGTCAGCGGCAGCCTTGTCGGCAGCAGCCTTCTCAGCAGCGGCTTGGTCAGCAGCGGCCTTGTCAGCGGCAGC